AAAACTATAAAACAGAACGTAAACCTCTTGAGAACCTTTCTAACATCGAAAGATGGTTTGCTGTTCGTATGGTTCAAGGTAATCGTAACAATGAACTGTATAAATATGGTGCTATGTTACTGGATTCAGGTATGAGTTTAGACAACGTTGAGCGTCAAATCATCGACTTCAACAGTCGTCTATCTGACCCTTTGAGCGAACAAGAACTTGCTCATACTGTATTTAAATCATTAGCTAATAAAGGAGTGTAATAACGCATGGCAAGAATGTTATTGTTAGTGGCTGGTACTGCCGCAGGTGGTAAATCCAGCTCACTACGCAACCTACGAAACCCAGAGAAAGTATTGTATCTGGGTACAGAAGCTAATAAACCATTACCCTTTAAGGATGGTTTTAAAAAGCTTCAAGGTGGCTTGAACAATCCAAATGATGTATTTCAGTTGTTTGATATGTTTGAGAAAGACCCTAATCTTGACACTATTGTCATTGATTCAATCACTTTCTTGATGGATATGTTTGAATCTATGAATGTGTTGACCAGTGCTAACACAATGGCGGGTTAAATATAGCCCCTTTAACCAGTAATGGTTATAGCAAACCTATTTAATTGCTGGGAACTCTGACTGCCGAAAGGTAAAAGACAATCAGCAGCCAAGATTTTAGTTGTACTGTCTCCTAACATAATCTATAATTGTATTGTATTTTTAATTAGGAGTAAGTATGAACAATAATGAATTTGCAAATAATTTTATTGCAGAAGTAGAACCAATTTATGTCAAAAGAGGTATTAAGAAAGATGGAAGCATCTCTTATGCCAAACGTAGACAAATTAAACTAAGATGTTTAAATACATCCTGTAATAAAGAGTTTGTAGTTGATTACTCAAATGCTAAACGAATCAAACAAAAATGTTGTTCAAAAGCTTGTAGTAAGAAACTAGTTGAAAAGTTTGAAGGCGGTAATGAAAAACATCCGCTTTATACAAGATGGTTAGCAATGAAACAACGTTGCTTAAATCCAAACTCTAATAACTATATTCATTACGGAGCAAGAGGTATAACAATAGCAGATGAGTTCAAAGATTCATTTGAAAACTATGCTAATTACCTCATGTCACTTCCAAACTGTCCATCATCTTTTCCATCAACCAAAGAGGTAGATAGAATTGATAATGACAAAGGATATGAAAAAGGTAATCTTCGATGGGTATCTAAGAGTGATAATTCTCTAAACCAACGAATGAAAGCTTCTAAATATGCTAGTAAATATACTGGTGTTAATTGGTCTATAACTAATAATGCTTGGTTAGCCAGAGTAACTTATGAAGGTAAACATACCTACTTAGGGTACTTTGACAATCAAGAAGATGCAGTAACTGCAAGAAATGAATTTATTATAGCCAAAGGACTACCTCATAAAGTTCAACAACTAAAATAAGGTTCAACGACTAAGCACTCGAAAGAGATAGTACAGCCAAGTGGTTCTCTAAATTGCGTGAGATTAAATGGAAATGGTAGGCATCCTACTGAAAAAAGGATGAAGATATAGTCTAGCCTGCATAGAAATATGTAGAAGTTCATAAGAGAACTGTATTAAGAGTAGCGTCTTAATGTGACTAATGCGTGGTCAAACTATCAGCAATACTTCAAAAAAATTATGCAGGAATATGTAGCCAAATCTCAAAAGAATTGGATTTTCCTTGCACATAACTTTGAAGAACTGAAACCAAACGGTGAAATGAAATACTATGTACCAGTTAAAGGTGCATTGGCTAAAAATGGCTTAGAAGCCTACTTCTCACTGGTAGTATATGCAAGACGTGTTCCTATCAAGGAATTAACTAAAATGGAATATGACTCTGAAATCCTGCATATCACACCTCGTGATGAAGCAGTAGGTTATAAACACGTCTTCCAATTAGACGTGACTAAAGACCTTGCAGATAGCCGTATTCGTTCCCCTCTGGGTTGTTTCAATCCAAACCAAATCTTTATGGACAATGATGTCCAACTTTTGTTAGACCACTTAGAAAACTTCTATTACCCTGAAGAAAAGGAATAAAATATGTTTAATATGAATGACATTAACATCGCAAATGATGTAGCTGCTGAAGAAGACAAACTTGGCGGCTTTGAGTTGTTGGAATCTGGCGTATACACCGCAACTATCGAATATGCTTACGGTCATGTAAGCTCAGGCGGTGCTCAAGCTATCTCTGTAGCCTTTAAAGTAGGTGAAGATGGTTATCCATTGAACCGTACTTTCTACATCACCAACAAAAAGAAAGAAGCCTACTACACTGACAAATCAGGTCAGAAACACTTCTTGCCTGGTTTTAACTTGGCTAATGCTTTGGTTTATGCAGCTACTGGCAAAGAATTGCCTAATGTTGAAATTGCCGAACGTACTCTGCCTATCTATGACTTCAACCAACGCAAAGAAGTACCTACTCAAGTACAAGCTCTGATTGAATTGGCAGGTGCTAAAGTTGCATTGGGTATCCAAAAAGTCCGTGCAAACAAACGTGTTAAATTGCAAGATGGTTCTTACGGTGAATCACCTGAAGAAACATTCTTCAATGAAATTGACCGTGTATTCGTCCTGAAAGACAATGGCGTATATACCTTGCAAGAATCCAAAGCAAATGCAGCACCTGAATTTGCTACTAAATGGGCTGAAAAATGGAATGGTAAAGTCAACGACAAGTACAAAGAAGTACAAGGCTCTGCAAGCTCACAAGCTGGCTCTAGCATGGCTTTGAACATTGGCTAATGCCTAACCATTGCTTTAAGCTAGAAAGCCCTTTAGAGGTCGTCTATGGGGCTTCTAAGAAGACTGGTAAAGAGTATAGATTCAGACTCAATCTGAACCAATACAGAAATACCCATTACATTATCCTGAATAAAGCTAAAGTAGCTTACAAAGACTTGATGAAGCCTCAGATTGATAAGCTTCCATCTATGAACCAAGTAAGTATAGAATACAGAGTATTCCCTGCTACTAAACGTGCATTTGATTTATCTAATGTATGTACAGTAGTAGATAAGTTTCTTTGTGATGCTTTAGTTGAATCAGGTAAACTTCCAGACGACAACTTCAACCATCTACCTGAAATCACTTACACTTATGGTTCAGTAGATAAAGACAACCCTAGAGTAGAGGTATTTATATGTCCGAAACAACCCAACAACCCGTAGCGAACCAAGAACAAGAAGACAGTACCTTTGGTCGTAACTTGGTTCAGTATGACCCTAAAGAACCACGTTATGATGTTCGTAATGCAAAATTGTTCTTAGCTACTACAGCAGATATTTGTTATGCTGCTATGCAAAAAGCAGATAGTCAAATGGAACAGATGATTCTGTCCAATGCTATTAACAAAATCGTAACAGCAGAAGCAGTAGTTACAGCTTCCCTTTTACGAAATGAAGAAACTAAGTTAGAATAGCAGTGCATTTGGATTTCCAACCGACTTAGCCAACCTACTTATGTGGGTTGGTTCTTTTTTATAAGGAGATTCTATGGATAATATGTCTTACAGTACCTTCTCTAAAACCAAGAATGATGCACTTAAAGAACCAATGTTCTTTGGTCAACCAGTTAATGTTGCTCGCTATGACCAGCAGAAATACGAAGTATTTGAAAAGCTTATTGAGAAGCAGATTTCATTCTTCTGGCGACCAGAAGAGATTGATGTATCTAAAGACCGAAGAGATTATGCTACCTTACCTGAGCATGAAAAGCATATCTTCATTAGTAATCTGAAATACCAAACTTTACTTGATTCTATTCAAGGACGAAGCCCTAACGTAGCATTATTGCCTTTGGTTTCTATTCCTGAATTGGAAACATGGATTGAGACTTGGAGTTTCTTTGAAACCATCCATTCTCGTAGTTATACACACATTATCAGAAATATTGTAAATGACCCTTCGGTTGTGTTCGATGACATCGTAGATAATGAGCATATCATTAAACGAGCCAATGACATTGCTTACTACTATGATGATTTGATTGAGTACACTCAGTATTACAACTTGTTTGGCGAGGGTACTCATACAATCAATGGTAAAACCATTACAGTGTCTTTGAGAGAGTTGAAGAAGAAGCTTTACCTCTGTTTGATGTGTGTAAATGTACTAGAAGCTATTCGTTTCTATGTATCATTTGCTTGCTCATTCAGCTTTGCAGAACGTGAACTGATGGAAGGTAATGCTAAGATTATCAAGCTTATTGCTCGTGACGAAGCCTTACATTTAACCAGTACACAGCACATGATTAATCTGCTTAAATCAGGTGTAGATGACCCTGAATTTGCTGAGATTGCTAAAGAAGTAGAAACAGAATGTTATCAAATCTTCATTACAGCAGCAGAGCAAGAAAAAGACTGGGCTGAATACCTATTCAAGGATGGTTCGACCATTGGCTTGAATAAAGAGATTTTGAGCCAATATGTAGAATACATCACAAACATCCGTATGCAGGCAGTAGGAATGAAATCAATCTTTCCTAATGCTACCTCTAATCCAATCCCTTGGATTAATGCATGGCTGACATCTGACAATGTTCAGGTAGCACCTCAAGAAGTAGAGATTACATCTTACGTTGTAGGACAAATCAATGCTGAAGTGAGTGTTGACGACTTCGAGAACATTGAAATATAATTCACCTCGTTCGCAGGACATTCAGCTAACCCAGTGGCTTACCTCCTTTCACCCAGAAAAGATGAATGTTCTGAAAAAACCATCTGGTATGATGTGGTTTTAAATATCTTAATCTACCTGAATTTTTCAAAAGAGTCTGAAATACATAATATATCTTATGTAAGCAGGCAGTTTAGCTGTCCCAGTACACTGTAAGCTGGTCTAAGGTCTATTTAGCCTAGCCTCGTTAATTTTTTAATCTATGTAAAACACAAGATACGGTAAGAGTTAAACATAGAGTGAGGCTAGCCTAAATAGATTTTTAATTGGAATCTCTGATGAACGAATACACCTTCTCATATAGATTTGATAATAGACTCTGGACTGTTAGTATTTATGCTAATAGTGAAGAAGAAGCTAAAAGAAAGTTTTATGCTCTCAAAGAGAATGGTCAATATGAGGGTGAGATAGTTTGTAAGATAAACGTAACTAAACCAACTAACTTCATCAGAACCATCTACACAAAGATTAAAAGTTTTATGCGCCTATAGTTTAATTGGATAAAACAGCAGGCTTCTACCCTGTATCCCATCGAAGGGCTAGTTCTAGGTTCGAGTCCTAGTAGGCGTGCCAATTAACCCCTGCCATCTAATACTCCATAGTAACGATGACTTAGAGAGAACTTTGGTTCTCTCATTTTTTTTATCCCAGAAAGGTGAACCATGAAAATCAACTTGACCCAAGAAGAAATCAAACACGCATTACAACTGTATTGTAATCTGATGTTGAATGTACCAACTGAAGTAGCAGACTTCAAAGTAGGTTGGGAAACCTCTAAAGATGGTGCAGACCGTACCTACAATATCGACATCTACACTCAGATGGAAGATATGACCATCATGCCTAAACCACGCAAAGAAAAGAAAGTAAGTACACTGAGCCAAGAAGATTTGGATAAAGTGCAACACTTGCTTACTTTGTTGGCTACTGACCCTAAAGGCAATCTGAAACAGATTGATGAAGAGTTAGCTCAAGCTTCTGAAGGCGTTCGTAGTCGTATTCAAGGTAATGCTGTCTATCAGGAAGTAGCAGATAAACCTGATGAACTAACATCGCCAACACCAGAAGAACAAGCAGCTAACCTACATCTGAACCTTTCAGGTGAATAACCATGAAGAATTGGCTACCGTTTGCTATTGTGGTAGCAGGTATCATTGCATATACTTACAAAGTAGTGTTCTTGATTGCAATACTAGTGTATGTAATAGCCGTTATATGGTTAGTTAACCTTGTCTATAAAGATGGAGAGTAAGTTATGAAGGATTGGAAATACTATCTTCTGGTGTTACCTTTTTATATTTTATTAATGCCATTTATCTGCATCATCTTAGTTACAGAGTTTTGTATTATCATGTTAGCT